ATAATAATACATACACATTAACTGTTAACGCCAAGACTAATGCAAATCCAAATGAAATTGCACAGGCCGTAATGGCAACTATCAAACAGGTTGATGACAGAAGAGTAAGGGGGCTTGGAATAAATGGTAGATGAAATTGATCCACGGTATACCTATATCAAAGGTCGTAAAAAGTATAACAGGCCTAGCGGTATGCTTTGGTCTGAAAATTCTGGCACATTGGTAGAAGATCCATTAAGCACTACAACTCCAAAACAAAAATTTTATGTTCCAATTGGTTTTGAAATAGGGGAAAATACTAATGATGAAACCGACCAATTCCTAAAAGATCAGTTTTTAATACTTACAGACGACAATAGACAGCCTATTGATTTTAATGAGCAAAGAATTGAAAAGCGGGAAAGAATGATTAATGGTCGTATGAGATCATATCATATTGCAGACAAGATTACAATAAGCACAAAGTGGGATATGATTCCTTCTAGATCCCACGAAAATTTTCCAAACTTTGATCCAGCCACTGGTCTTTCTGCAGTAAAGTCTTATACAACAGATGGTGGTGCAGGTGGAGCAGATATGCTTGAGTGGTATGATAAACACAAAGGTTCTTTTTGGGTATTTCTTACTTATGACAGAAAAGGAATATTTACAGGTACGCCAGAACCTTATAAACACTTAAAGCAATATAATCAATTAATAGAAATGTTTATTACTGATTTTTCTTACACTGTTGAAAAACGAGGTCCAAATTTTGACTACTGGAATGTATCAGTAAATTTGGAAGAGGTCTAATGTTTGAAGACAAAGACCTGCAAACTTTTTTAGAGACTTCTTCAACTGTTAGAAACAAGTCTGTAATTACTGCAGAATGGAACATGAATATACCAACTAATATAAAACATATTGGTAACTACAGATATAGACCAACACAGAGTGGTTCTGTATATTCTTCTTTGCCTACAAGTTTTGATATTAATGATGCAGGAAATTTTTATACAGGAGCAACAGACGCAGACGTTTTAGTAGATGGATCTTTTGATAACAATGATACGCCTACAATATTTTTAACCAAAAAAGAAAAACTGCAAATGCTTTATTCTTTAGAGGATTGTTTTAATCAGTTTAGGCCAAGATCAGGAATAAATAAAGCGGTATTTTTTGAAAACGGAAAACTACATCATCCAAATTTATTTATGGCAGACAGGCCAAGATATTACATGCCAGATAAAAACGATATGTTTAAATACTGGACATCTTATAGAAATGAAACTCAGTATAGGTACACATACAATGATGCTTCTATTGCATACGGGTTTAGTGAAAAGTTTATTGATAAGGATAATGTAGAAAAGAAAGGTGTAGCAGAAAACTCTGAATATGGAATTGCTTCAAAGGTTAGGGGGGCTCAATATGATATTGAAGATGCTTGTCCTTTTGTTGTATATAAAGAAAAAGTTCCAACAAATAGAATAGTTGTCAAAATGCAAACACATGTGGGGACAGAAAACCTTGGCCCATTTTCATCTTCTACAGGATCTTTTGCTGACCCATTCTATGGAGAGTTGAATCAAAAAACTCCAAGTAGATGGAAGATACAAATTTTAAAAGATAACTCATGGCAAGATGTAATATCTTTTGATCCATCAAAAAGAAGAAAAGATGGTTCTGCAATAATTAAAAGTGACGGATATGTTGAAATTTCTTACGGTTTAATTGTTCCAGATGAGTGGAGAGCGAATTTTGTTTTTGCAGAAACATACCCAACAACACTTTTTTTGCCAGCCAAATCTGTAATTGGATATGCATATTTAATTAAAGAAAATGAAACTGACATGGGTGAGTATCATATATGGAATGGCGAAGATTATACAATTATAAAACCAAAGTATGGCTGGTACATTCAGGATGAAACAGTTGATAGACTTACTAACTTTGTTACAGATGCAACATCTCCAGATACATTTATAAGACCGTTAGATGGTAAGTTGCAATATAGAGAGTTTGAGTATGTGTCTGGTATCAGAGTTGTTGTTGATACAATGAATGTAAAGGATTCAACATTTGATTTAATTGAAATATCTCCAAGACTTGTTATGAATATATCAGATAAGACATTAGATTATTCAATAAACAAAAGTGCCTCAGATCTTGGCATTAGCGGTTTGCCAGTCGGACAATTGGTTGCTTCTAATGGATCAATTAATATATTTGATTATGACCAAGCATTTAATGAAAATAATACTTCAAGTATAGTACAAAAATATACAGATAGGCATATACAATTTAAATTTTATGAGGTTATAGTTGATGTAGATGGTTGGGATTATTGGGTTCCAATCAAAACCCTGTACTCTGACTCTTTTCCAAAAGCAGACCTAATAAATAAAAGAATATCAATATCACTAAGAGATATGTATTGGTATTTAGAGTCTTTGACTGCCCCACAAATACTAATGACAGAAGTATCTGTAAGTTCTGCAGTTTCTCTATTATTAGACTATATAGGTTTTTCAAACTATACATTTAAAAGAGTTGCAAACGAAAAAGAGGTTATAATTCCATATTTCTTTGTTGCTCCAGATAGAAGCGTTGCTGAAGTTCTACAAGATTTAGCAGTATCAACACAGACCGCTATGTTTTTTGATGAGTACAATAATTTTGTTATGATGAGCAAAAACTACATAATGCCAACAAAAACTGAAAGACCTACTACATTTGAACTTAAAGGCACAAACGATTTGGTACAGTTTGAAAGAATAAAAAATAAAACACAGGCAAATACTAAACTTGCAAATATTATTTCTATTTCGGGGCAGTCGAATAGTGCTTATAATGACGGTGTAATAAACTATACCCCAAGACATATTCAAAGGTCTATAGGATCTATAAGACAGGCAAGCCTTTTAGATGAAGAAAGATTCTATGTATATAAGCCAGCACTACTATGGGAAGTATCTGGTACAGAAAATACAAAATCTTTAAATAACGAGATTGGAACTCAGTCTTCATATTTACTTACTGCAATTCCCCTAAACTCTAATTTATCAGCAGAGGTTCCAACTGTAAAAAATAATGTTGTTATTAATAATACATTTAGTTTGGGAGAAGCAGTTTTTTGGATTGCTAGATATAATGGATACTTTTACTCACAAGGTGAGATTATAAAATATGACGCAATTCAACACAATGTTACTGGATTTGGAAATGTTTGGATTACTTCTATTGAAGAGTATCAAAATTATTTTTCAAAACTTCCGTTTAATGGAAAAATATATCCTACAGGGCTAGTAAGAATTTATTCAGAGCCAAAATACTTTGAGCAGGGCGGTGTAGTAAAACTTCAAAATGGTCCAGTAGTCAAGCATGGCCGTGGTCAGTTTGGAACAGAGGTAGTAGCACACTCTGCTGGAATTTCTGATTACTGGAAATCTGATGATAACGTAAAGGGATGCTATATGGCCTCTGAGTATTTATTTGATAATAAAACTCCAATCCCTACAACTACTACCGCCTCCGCTGGTAAAACAACAAATACAGGAGTTTCTGCAGATGCAATTAGCAGAACATCATCAAGAACTGGACTTATAAAGAATTTTCTTTCTACAACACTTGTTGGTGAAATTACAACACAAACACAGCAAGTTCCTGGATCAATACAGTCTTCAGCATTTTCTTTAACTGGCCCAAACTTTACAACAAAAGAAAAACCCAGAGACTTTGTTTCATATGTACATAAATCTTTAGAAAATAAAAAATATAAACATTTTGGAACAAGAATGAGAATTGTTGGTAAGATAGAAAACAATCAGGATAGAGGACAAACATCAAACGGATCTTCTACATACTTTGTTGTTAATGGATCAACCCCAGACAAGAACATCAATATATCTGGAGGGTCTGCTGGTATATCAGTAATGCTAAACCCAACAACTAATGTCGGTTACTATTTTGAAATAGCAGCGCTTGGTTTGGGCAACTTGTCAGATACAGAAAAGCAGGGGGTTAGCAATGTATTCTTTTACAAAGTTAAATCTAATAATGGAGTTGCTGTCCCTATTAAGTTGTGGGAAGGTTTGGGACAGATCACAGTTGATGATGGAAAATTCACAGGGCAGTCAAGAAGTTTTGCTGAAGAAAATCCGACGGTATATGACTTAGCAGTAGAATATGAAGATATAGGAGCAACAAGAAGATTCTATTTATATTTAAATGGTGTAATGATTAAGACTGTAGACGATACAGATCCACTCCCAGCATACTCTAATATAGCGCTATTTACTAGAGGGTCATCAAGGGCAATGTTTGAAAATGTATATGCTTTGTGTAATAATTATTCTCAAAATACATCATTTAGTTTGGGTGCTCCAGCAAACTCTGTTTTTGGAGATCAGGAAATAGATGTAAATGAATCATTTAGAAAATATTCAATAAGTGGTTTAGTTCAAAATACATATCTGACTGGAATAAGTGCTTCTGAACCACCAAAGTATGATATTTATTTTGAAGAGTTTGGAAGCATTATGAGAGAAATGGCATCATTTAATTTTAAATATGATAAAGCATATCCAGCACTAAGCGCAAAAATATCACCAACATTTAATAAGATGAAGGGTTACGCTGTGTCTGGATTCAGAGCAGGGTCCTATGGCGCAGAGTTTTTAATATTTAATACAACAGATGCTCCACTATCTCTAGACGAAACTAGCGGAAACTATTTGAGAGTTCAAGGAATTACATTTACACAGCAATCTGATAATAATCTTACGGTTGATGAGTATTTTAATAAGAACAGTCTTGCATCAAATCCACAATTTGTTGCTGATCAACTAATATCAAATCCTTATAAAATTAAGCAGGATTATCAAGATATTAAATTAAGCAGAATGACATATGGTAAAAAAGATTTTGCTATAGATACAACCTATATACAGTCACAAGATGAGGCACACAGTTTAATGAAGTGGCTAGTTGAAAAAATTACTAAGCCAAGAAGATCACTAGGCGTTCAGATATTTTCAATACCAACAATTCAATTGGGAGATATTGTTAGTGTAGACTATAAAGAAAATAACATAAGTATGGCATCTGATCCAAACAATAGGTTTGTTGTATATAACATTGAATTTTCCAGAAGTTCCGATGGGCCGTCTATGACTTTGTTTTTAAGTGAGGTTGTGTAATGTCAAGTCCAATAAAATCAGTAGATCCAGTTTATCTCTCTGCAGTGGCAGCAATTCCAGAACCATCTCAATCAAAAGAAGATGATTCAGTAAAAATTGCAACGCCAGATTTAATTCTTGCAAATGATGAAATGATGTCAATAGAAATAATGACAGACTTAATATTTGAGGATATAGGCGGATACGAACTTGCAACAATTTCAAGGCACGATTTGGTTAATGGTCAAAAAGTTATATATGCTCCAATTAAAAACCTTACAGACCTTTATCTTCAGTATAACCCAAACAATGTTTTAAGACTTCAGTCTGCCGATTCATACTTTAAATCATTATCTTTGTCTATTCTTGATCATATTCCAGTGTGTGGAACAGGCTATGATCTAGTTGGCACTGACCCAGACCTTACAAAACGAACTAAAGTGCCTAACTGTAAGTCTGTTTATATAGACCCCATAACTGGAGACCTAGTTATTAATGTTGTTAATGTTAAAGAAAATGAGCAGGTCGAGGTAGAAATATTGACCGCTGGAAATATTTTTGATGATACAATATACTATGGGAGCAGCCAATGATAACTAATACAGGAAAAAATCTTTTAGCAAAATACCTTGTGGGGCAAACACCATCATATGCATCTCATATTGCTGTTGGGTGCGGGGTAAACCCAGTAGTATCTGACTATACATTTACTACCCAAGAGTTAAATGAATTAAAAGATAAGCAATCTTTAGCATTTGAAATGTTTAGATCTCCTATTATTTCTAGGGGCTTCGTAAATGAAAATGGTCTTTCTAAAGTTGTATTAACAGCAGAACTTCCAACAGAAGAAAGATATGAGATTACAGAGGTTGGCATATTTTCTGCAGGGTCAAATCCTGTTGCTGGCTCATTTGATAGTCGAGTAATTTATTCTTTTGCAGATACTGATAACTGGAAATATAATCCAGCAGGATTATCTGCTGTCGACATTCCAGTAAAGTATGAGCCACTAGATGGAGAGTCTCAGAATGGAACAATAAATCAGAATGATAAAGTTTTTTCAACAAATGCAGACAATAGAATTTTTACACAAAATGATAGAGTAGCAAGAAATGAAAGATGTAGATTTTTAAATAACATAATTGCAATGCGTGGAGACACATCCACAATAACAATCGACGGTTCTGGAGTTATGCAGGCAGGAAGTGGGTCAAACTATATTAGGCTTGACGAAACATCTGTTGACTTTACAAAAAACAGTCCTACTGATGAATTAAGGCTTGCATTTTCTGTTGTTAGCAAAGTTGCCAATTCAGTAACCATACCAGATAATGTAAAAATACTTTTAGAGTTTTCTCATACTGGCCCAAACTCAAGTCAAGAATATGCAAGGTTTCAGGTAAACATTGATGACACCTCTTACTCCGCTGGCACCGCCCCAAAAGAAAATAATTTTGCAACGAATAGATATATTGTTTCTACTAGTTCATTTCAAGATTTAAAGAAGAGTGCTAGTTTTAGTTGGGCGGATGCTTCAACTGCTAAGATATATACATCAATAACTAAAGACGGATTACCTTCAGAATCTTTTTACATTTGTTTGGATGCTTTAAGAATTGAAAATACAACATCTACAAACTCGTTGTATGGGCTAACTGGTTATTCTGTAATTAAAAATGTACAGGCTAGACCAATCATTAAGTCTGCAAATACAACTAACTATATAGAGTTTAGATTTGTTTTGGATGTTTAGCCATGGCAAATACACCAGATAAAGGAATAAAAAATGTTATTATTAAAAAAGATGCCTTGGGAAAGGTCACAAGCAAAAACTCTGTTGTTGTAAGATTTCGCCTGGTATCTGAAGATAAAAATAGAAAATCGGCTTACTCTCAAATATATGTTGCTGAGTCTGGAGAGGTCTACTTGGGAGTTGGAGATATAAACCTCGTTGGAAATACTATTATAGTTAACTGGGCTGCTGGAGAAATAATGACGCAGATACTTTATGATGTATTTATTGGATTTGATTCTGCTACCCCAACATATAGGGCATCTACAGGATCATCAAACTATTCATTTTTAAAAACTGGTACATCTTCTGTTCAGGTTATTGTTCAAGCATCTTCTATAAATCCCACACTAAATAATAATTTAAAGATATATGATTCTGGAATAGTGAGTCTGGTATAATTATATTATGGCAATTTTACCATTACCCGAAAGAGGACAGCCACTAGATGTAACTTATCTTTATCAGATAGTTAAGGCTTTGAACGACCTGTCAACACAGGCATCTACATCTATTTATAAATATGTTACAGTTGATACTCCTAACGCAGGAAAGCAAAGCGTAAAGACATCAGAGGCAAGAATTATTGGAGGATATGTTCAGGTAACATCTGGATCATCTCAAACCGCTGGGTCATCTCAGTCATTTTCTTACAGCCTTCCAAGTGAATTTAAATTTCCTCCAGTTGTTACTGCAACGCCAATAAATATTGGAAATACAGATGCTGGAAAGGATGTTACTGTTACACTACTTAGCGTATCAACTTCAAAAATTGAAGGAACCGTTAAGTTCAATGTTGGTGGAGATACCACTGTCGGAGTTAACCTATTGATAGTTGGAATACCTAACTAATGATTTATTGTAAAAAATGTAAGGGTAGAATGTTTGTTGATAGATCTTATTCACAAATAAATAATCTTGAATTATATTGTATGTCTTGCGGATCAAGGACCTTCTTTCATCCGCCCAGCAACTCAAAGGAGGGCATGTGGCTGTTAAAAAGGGAAGTATTGAGAGCGAAGGCTACAATGTCCTCCCTGTAATTCCAGGGAATAAAAAGGTCTGGTTCTTAAATGGTGATCTTGTTAGAATACATCACCTTAATAAATCTAATGGAATAATGTCTGTTTATAATATTAATAAAGACAGAATTGAAAGTTGTTTAATTAATGATTTTAAAAAAAATAGAGAACGAGCATACACCGTTGGGGAGACTGCTAGTTTAGTTAATCGTCATAAAAAATATATGCCATCACTAATGAGAAGAGGAATTATTCCATTTCCTAAAGGATCTCAAAAGGGTGGTGCAAGAGGATTCAGAGTTAGATCATATTACTCTGAGTCGCAAGTTAGAGAGATTCGTGATATACTGGCTACATACCATATTGGTAGGCCAAGAAAAGATAAGTTAATTACAAACGATATTACTCCCAGCAAGGCTGAGTTGACTAGACGAATGGGAGATGGTATACTTACATATACGAGAACTGAAGATGGGCGGTTTGTTCCAATTTGGAATGAATCTATTTAGCGAAGGGTATGAAATGGAAAACGAAGCAACAAAGGTATCTGTAACACTTGGATATACTTTAAATTTAGGAAACTTTCAATCGCTTAGACTAGATCTTGGCGTAACAGATGCAAGGCGTGATGGAGAAAATGTAGATCAGGCTTTTGAGCGTGTATACAAGTTTGTTGAAGACAAACTAACAGCAAAGATTTTGGAAGCACAGACCGAGGCTGAAGCAAAGTAATGGCAGACCGCAAAGACCGAATGGCTTTGCTCAGTCGCTACAACAAACTTCATTTGCAGAGATACGAGCAAAAGGCCAACTTAAACTTAAATGTTGAGCAGTGGGCTGCCGATGGTCTTATTGAGTCATATGGAATTTCGGCATGCTACGATTTGTTAGATTTTTATTTTCAGGTATCTGCAAGCCCATCGTGGAATGTTTTTGCTTACAAGGCTCAAGATTTGTTAGATAGAAAAAATGAAATACAAAAAGATATTAAAGATAGAGCAGAGCGTAGACAGAAAGCAAAGGAGTGGCTAAGTGAATAATACAGAGTCAAAACTAATTACCGCTGTATTACAGGATAAACAAATTCATGTATTGCTACAGGCTAATGTTGAAAACCTTTTGAGAACCCATGGAGATATTTGGAATTTTATAAGGCTTTATTTTGAGAATAATTCCTCACTACCGCCAGCAGACCTAGTTAGAGAAAAATTTAGAGACTTTGATCCAATCCCAGGCGTAGGTGCAACTAAGCACCATCTAGAAGAATTGCAAGGAGAATATCTAAGCGATAGTCTAAAAGATATTCTAAGATCTGCTGCAACACAGGTTCAGCAAGGTGAGGGTGGCAAGGCTTTAGAAAGTCTTATTACTCAAACATCTGAA